GCTTGAGTACATAGGAGCAAAGATGGAGGTTGCTAACAACTTAAGTGGTGTTGATCCAGCACTAAAGAACCAGATATTAGATGAGATGATGCAAGGTTATATGTCTGTTGCCGCTAAAGATGCTAAAGGTTTTGGTGGGACTGGACTTCATCCTAACTATGGTATAAGTAAGATAGAAGATGTAACAGGTGGAGACCAAGGAGTAGGTGGAGTTAAAACCACAAGAGGTGGAGCTGCTGATGATGGTGGTGGATTTGATATAGATGGAGATGAAGGAGAGTGGATGAGTGGTGATGGAGATGGTTACTAATGTCAGTGCGAGTTAAGTTAGCAGATAAAATTATTGATATAATAAAAGGGTGGACTAAAGCTGATAAAGAAGCACAGTTAGAAGGTGTAACAAGACTAGGTTTACCAGCTAACAACACTGCAGCTGATAGAGCTAAAGCGTTGGGCTTTAGGGATGAGCAATTCTTTCATGGTACTAAGAAAGTATTTGATGAGTTTGACCCTAATAAAAAGATGAGGGCAAGTTTAAAAGAGTGGGATGCAATGAAGCATGTTGATGGACATGACAGCTTAAACGCTATATCAGTTACTAAAGATCCTGGCACTGCTTCATCTTATGCTGGTGTCGCTCCTGATGGTTTCAAGTTTCATGGTAATGGTGGAATGTTAATGCCATTAAAAGTAAGAGGCAATCTATTTGACTATAGAAATCCAGAGCATTTAAAAGATATACCAAAGCGTTACAGAGATAGAGTTGCTAAAGGTTCTTTTCAAACAATGGAACCAAAGAACATACAAAAGATTATTAGAGAAGCAGGTTATGATGGTTATAAATCACATGCTGATCTACCAATACGTGGAAAAAAGAATAACAACAAAAGCACAAGAAAAGAAAAGCCAGACTACATAGGTGAGAGCAAGAAAGGCAAGACTCAGTGGAAATCAACAATGCACCAAATATATGACCCAACCAATATTAGAAGTCAACATGCTCACTTTAACCCTAAATATTTAGGAGTAGGTGCTGGTTCTATACTATCTGCTGACTTAATGGCTGATGAGTTAGACTTAGAATATAAAGGATTATTAAATGAGTAGAGTAGAAATAAAAGAAGAAACAATACGTAATATTATTAATGATGATTCATTTGTACAGGTTATGCAAGATATAATTCAACTACATACTGATATGATTCTTAATAGTGATATAGACGAGAAAGAAACAAGGGAGATAGCTTATATCAAAACAAAAGTAGTACATGAAATACTCTCCCACTTAAAGTCTATAGCTGATGGTGATAAGATTAAAAAAGCAAAATGGAAAATATAATATGATCAGCAAAATGAAAAAGGTAATAGATATACTAGAGCAATGGCAGAAGAATGGTAAGAACCAATGGAAGAGTGGTGATACCTTTTTAGATAAGGATGCTGGTATAGAAAGAAGTTGGAAGGATGTATATACATATGATGGACTAGGAAGGACAGATCTACCTGGTGGTCAATCTTTATCTCCATCTCCTTCATTACAAGAATTACCTAATGATGAGTTAGAAAGAATAAGAAGAGCTTGGGACGGATCATATGACCCAAAGAATCCATTTAGTAGTAACACAGTAGACAATACAGGTGAAGGGTTTAGTTACCCTGGTGGTAATACTGTAATGCCTTACGGTGATGATCTATTTCAACAAAGAGGTATGTTTGCAACAAGTAAAACTAAACCTAAGTTAAATGGCTCACCAATAACACAAAGACAATTAGATATAATAGAAGGTAAGGTAGATCCTTATAAATGGGTTGATCAACCTAACTACGGTGATAATATAAATACAAGAAACAATCCTAATGTAAGAAGAGGAGATGATAGAATGTTACCTCCAGAGAACATGACTAATATAGATGACATGCTAAGAGGATCAGAGGTACCAGGTAAAGTACCTGATTATGCTTTAGGTAACCCTCCAGGTATTTCTTTAGACGATACAAGTTTAATATTAGACCCTACTAAAAAACAAAGGTTTAGGACTGGTGCAGAGTTCCAAGAAGGACAAGGTACATTTGAAGGTGCATCATCTAATTTAGATGACTACTATAGATCAATGGATATTGGTGATCAATCTAAAAAGATGGGTAAAGGTATTGATGTATTTGAACAGATCGGTCAGAGAAACTTAGGTATTGACTCTCAAAATCCAATTAACTTTGATAATATATCTTCATCACAAGCAACTAATGATAAAGCAAGAGAGGCATTAATAAGAGCAAGAGAAGAACTAGATAAGCTAGGTAAGTTTAACGTATCAACAGATATATTTTAAAGGAATATAATAATGAGTAGATTTGACGCGCTATTTAAAATACTAAAACAATTTAACCCTAACGCTGGTATGAAATCACCTTACCAACAAGGTACAGCACCTACTGGTAGACCATATCCAGAGTATGTTAATGAGCCTAATCCTTTAGCAGAAGGAATGGAAGCGCTACCACCTGGACCTGGTACACCATATATGGATGGTCCAAGCACTGCTGCTCCTTACCCAAGGGATATGTATACCACTCCTGAGCAATTGTATAAGGGTGCACATGCTAGAGATGATGCTGACGTAGACCCAGAAACTTTAAGGCGCTGGATGAAAGCAAGAGAAGAAAAAGGTTTACTATAAATAATTAAATAGCTAAATAGCTATAAACGTGATAGACGTTATCTATCAAATTAAAGGAAGAACACAATGAACGAAGAGCAAATCAATGACACTTCACCCGAAGTAGTTGAAACTCAAACACCAGAAGAAGCTTTTGAAGCTATACTGACTGCTGAAGAGTCAACTGACCAAACTGAGGCTGAAGTAGAACACGAAGAAGTTGAAGAGGAAGAGGTATCTGCCGAAGGTACTGACACCGAAGATGAGATAGACGAAGTTGAAGAAGAACTCTATGGCGAGGAATCCGAAGAGGATGAACCAGAATCAGAGAGAACTTATACTGTAAAAGCAGCAGGCGAGGAACGTGAAGTAACAGAGTCTGAACTTATTAAGTCTTATCAATTGGGCACCGATTATACTAAGAAATCACAGGTACTTGCTGAACAAGCTAAAATTGTTGAGGAAAATGCTGGTAAGATATATCAATCGATGCAAGTTAGAGATGAATATGCTCAGAAACTAGGTCAAATCGAACAGATACTTAATGAGGAATCTGCTACTGAAGAAGACTTAGTGAACATGAAAGAGAACGACCCAGTTGGTTATGCTGTGCGAATTGCAGAGCAGACAGAGAACCAACGTAAGATGAAACTAATACAACAAGAAAGACAAATGGTTGCCGCTCAACAAGCACAAGATCAGCAAGCAGTATTTGCTAATCAAGTTGCCCATGAGAGTGAGAAGTTAACATCTTTAATGCCGGAGTTTTCAGATAAAGCCAAAGGCGAACAAATCAAAAAAGATATTCGTGCTTATGGAACAAGCGTAGGATTTACAGATAAAGAGATGGGTACAGTGTACGATGCTAGACACGTCTTAATATTAAACAAAGCTATGAAGTATGATAGGTTAGTCAAGAATAAAGGTGCAGCTAAGAAACAAGTAAACAATGCTCCACGTATGGCTAAACGAGGTACTAAAATAGCAAAGGGTAAATCAGATACGTACAACAAACAACGAGCACAACTAAAGAGCTCTGGTAGTCAGAGTGACGCAGTTAGTGTATTTGAAAACATACTAAGAGGTAATTAAAAATGGCAACGTTTAAAACATACGATGCGATAGGGAACCGCGAGGATCTAACTAACGTAATCTATGACATATCACCAACAGAGACTCCTTTCATGAGTACAGTTGGTAAATCAAAAGCAAAAGCAACGTATCACGAATGGCAGACAGACTCACTTACAGATGCAGTATCAACAAATGCTGCAGTTGAAGGAGCAGATGCTACTTATGGTACACTAGCCCCTACAACACGAGTAGGAAACTATACGCAAATCATGCAAAAAACAGTTCAAGTATCTAACACACAGAACAGTGTAGATTCTGCTGGTAGAGCAAAAGAAACTGCGTATCAACTAACTAAGGCATCTGCTGAACTAAAGAGAGACATTGAAAAAACTATGCTCTCTGCTAACGAGCAAGATCCTGGTTCATCTGTAAAAGCACGTCAATTTGGCGCAATCCAGTCGTGGCTAACTACAAACGTGGTTGACACAGCAGGAGCTGCTCCAACTGAAACTATGTTACGTGAAGCAGTTCTAGATGCGTACACAGCGGGTGGTTCTCCAACAATGTTACTGGTATCACCAGCTAACAAACAGGTTGTCTCGGAATTTCCCGGCATCGCTGAACAACGCTACCAAGCACCATCTACTGGTCAAACTAAAATCGTTGGCGCTGCTGACGTATATATGTCTGACTTTGGAACACTATCTGTAGTACCTGATAGATTCCTAGATGATGATGTATCACTTGTACTAGATCCAACAATGTTCTCTGTAGCTTATCTACGTCCATTCCAACAACAAGAGTTGGCTAAGACTGGTGATAGCAACAAACATCAAATGTTGACTGAACTTACTCTTCAAGTTAAGAATGAAGCTTCATCAGCAATCATGAAAGATCTAACGTAGTAGTAATAAACTATACGCGGGGGAGAGATTATCTTCCCCGTATATAGATATATAGCAAGAAACAAACGGAGTGTAATCTGTAAAATTCAATACTATATATGTACAAACAAACTGATTAAAATACTATATATGGACAGCTAAATGGCAAAAACAACAACTATAGACTACAATAACAAAGACGAGTTGATACTAGAACAAAAAGAAGACGTATCATCATTGGTCGAACAGAATAAAAAGGAATACAATGCAGCTGACACTAAATGGTCAGATCAGTTGTTTGGTAACAAAGTAGCTTCAATACCCAATATAGCAATAGACAAACTAAATCAAGAAGGTATAATGCGTGGTTTCGAAATACTCGATCAAAAGAGATTCTTTGCTTGGTTGAATGATAGAGACAACGTAGCCTTCCGAACTAAACCAGGACGCTTATAATGCCAGCATTTACATCATATGATAATTTGAAAACGAACATAGCTGATTATTTAGCTAGGCAAGACCTTTCCGATAAGATACCTATGTTTATATCATTAGCAGAGAAGAGACTTAATAGAGATTTAAGGTTAAGACAAACATTACAACAATCGACGTATACTTTAACGAGTGGTTCTAAAGTACCTACTCCAGCTGATTTTTTAGAGTTGCAAGACATACACTTAGCAGGTAATCCTGTTATCAACTTAACGTTTCAAACTGTATCACAATTTTATAGAGTAAATGGTAACAGTGGTCAAGGATATCCAGTTAATTATACATTAGTAGCTGATAACTTTATATTAGCTCCAGAGCCAACTGCTTCTAACACGGTCAACATGACCTACTTTAAAATCCCAAAAGTATTATCTGATACCAACCCATCCAATGAGTATCTCGACGTATGTCCTGACTTATTACT